AAGCAGCGACTCCAGGCGGCGTTCGTCGAGCAGCATTCCGTTCGTGACGATGCCCCACGGATACCCCCGGTCGTAAAGGGCCCGTCCGACCTCTTCGATGTCGCGCCGCATCAGGGCCTCTCCGCCCGTAATGACGATGAGAACCCGATTCGGAACGACATGTGGGGTTATCGTATCGATTGTCCGGAGAAAATCGGCGGCGGGCATGTCGGGTTTCATATCAGCACCCTGACCGCCCCGCAAATTCCCTACCTGGCACAAGGCGCGGTCATCCCGGCGAACCGGGAGTTTCTGGCGGTGCTGGGCGACCAGAGTCACGGCACCAACGTGGAAGCTCCGCTGGACACCATCAAGCAGGCTGTGGCCGAGGTCATGGAGGACCTGCAGGCGGGCCAGATGGCTGGCTTTGAAGCCGTTGTGGCCGTGCTGCGGGAGATCCTTTTCGCCGTGTACGGCATTGAGCTGACCGACGAGGACGTAGGCCGCGCCGTACAGCGCTGGCAGCGCAAACAGCTGACTGCCACAGGAGGTGTGTAACGTGACCCTGACCAATCTGTTCCAGATCGATGGCAAATCCCTGTACGCACCGGACTGCGACATTGAACCAAGCTATTCCGACCTGGATTCCAGCGATTCCGGGCGCGATGAAGCCGGGTACATGCACCGCGAAGTGGTGCGGGAAAAGGTTTCCACCTGGCCCATCGCCTACAGCTGCCTGACGGATGACGAATACAAGTACACCATCGGGCTGTTTGCAGGCAAGGCAACGTTTCAGTTCACCCACCCCAAAGCCGGTTCTTCCACCGAGACCGAAACCACCACCTGCTACTGCAGCAAATACGGCATCGCCTGGCATAACGCCAAGACGAAACAGTGGAAGAACCTTAAATTTAACATTATTGAATGCTGATTGAGAGTTAGGAGGTAGGAAGTAGGGGTTAAAACGGGCCTAAGGTCCGGCATTGTAGGGAACGGTCTTGACCGTTCCGGGGCTTTGCGGTAGATGCCATAACAGGATTTGCCACAGGGTGACGGGCGCACAATGTGCGCCCCTACGGGATTGCGGCCCAATTTTCAACCCGTGCGCGCACGCGCACACCATGAACTCCTAACTCCTCACTCCTACCTCCTAACTAAAACCAAAGGAGGTGTGTATTTGTATCAACCAATCCTCACTCTCTCCAGCGGCACCGAGTTAAAGGGCGGCTCCCCCGGCAGCGCGGTCAAAAGCCTGACGCTGCATACTGCGGTGAACGCCGGGCAGGAGTTCACTATTGGCTCTGCGTTTTCGGACTACATTGAAGCCGAAATCTGGGCGGACCCGGGCGGCAGCCTGCAAATTACTGCCGGGGACGCCCTGACCTACTACCGGCAGGATGATGCCGGGAACCGCACCAAGGTGGGCGTTTTCTATGCCGAAAAGCCCACCCGCACCAAGCGCAACAGCTACAAGGTCACGGCCTACGACACCATGTCCAAGCTGGATGCGGACTTCTCCGGCTGGCTGCACGCCAATCAGGCACAGTTCCCCAAAACTATCTGGCAGCTGGTTCAGCTGGCCTGCCAGCGGGCAGGGGTTACGCTGGCCAGCAGCAGCCTGCCCATCAATGGCAGCTACAGCGTGCAGGCATTCTATGCGGATGATTTAACCTGCCGCCAGATTATCTCCTGGGCGGCGGAAGCGGCAGGCTGCTACGCCCACATGAATGCAGACGGCAAGCTGCAATTCTTGACCTACACAGACAAGCGCAGCACTGCTAAAATCACCCCGGACGGTGCCAGCAACAGCACCGCCTATTATGCTGACAGCCTGAGCTACGAGGACTACACGGTCAAGGCCATTGAGAAAGTCCAGATCCGGCAGTCGGACAGTGACGTGGGGGTCATCTACCCCGACAGCACCACTGCCACCAACACCTATGCAGTTCAGGGCAACCTGCTGCTGACAACCGGCACCGAAGCCAACCTGAAAAGCGTTGTACAAAACCTGTACAACGTGCTGAAAAACGTGACCTACACCCCCTGCAAAGTATCGGTGCCCAACAGTTCCGGCCTTGCCTGCGGGCAGATCGTGCACGTTAAGGACGCACGCGGGCGGGAGTTCGACACCTACCTGATGAGCGCCACAATCTCATCCGGCAAGGCCAGCTTTAAGAGCGTGGGCAGCGCCAGCCGGAAAAGTTCCAGCGCCGTGAACAGCCAGAGCTACAAGAACCTGACCGGCAAAATGCTGGAGATCAAGACCAGCGTGGACGGCCTGGAAGTAAAGGCAAGCGACCTGACCGGCAAGTACACCGACCTGAAAGCAACGGTGGACGGGCTTTCCTCTGAGGTGAAAAAAGACACCAAAATCACCGGCGGCGGCAACCTGATCCTGGGCAGTGAGAGCTTCAAGAACGCCACCTATGTCGGCATTGACAGTAGCGTGGTGTATGGCGATGATGGCAGCGCAACAATAACCAATGCGAACACATGCCGCGGGTTCAAGTTCAACGCTGTTAGCGCTCATATCACCAAAGGCGTTACCCTATGCCTGTCCGTTATGTACAAACTCATTTCCGGCACCGATGCGCTGCGGCTGGGCATTACGTTTACGAGCGATGACGGACAAAATTACATTGCCTACATAAAAACCGCTGACCAGCTCGAAATTGAGCAGACGGACGGCTGGGTGCTGCGGTATGGTACATGGACCCCCAGCAAAAACGGTGTTTTGAAAACTGTCGAGTTCGACAGCAATGGCAACTGCACCAATAAGTTTGAGCTGCTTCACCCCATGCTGCAATACGGCAACGCGCCGACCGCCTGGAATGCCAGCTCTGGCGACTATCTGACCCAGGAAAGCGCAAAAAGCCTGTTTTCCCAGACCGCTGACGAGATCAAGACCGAAGTCACCAAGTCCGTGACGGAATCTGTAACAGAGACGGTAAAGGATACCGCCACCAGCGCCGCCAACGATGCGGTTGACAGCAAGCTGCAGGATTATGCCACCACCGCAACGGTGAACAGCCTGAAAGAGGATGTCTCCAGCATCAGCCAAAAGGCGGATAGCATCAGCACCAAAGTCAGCAGCCTGAAAGAGACCACCACAACCATTTCCAACGATTTGGACAGCACAAAACAGGAGTTCAAGACGGTCAAAGAATCCGTTTCTGCGATTGACCAGAAAGCCGACAGAATTACCCAGACGGTAACGCGGCGGATCACCGGCGGCAACAATATTATTGTGGGCACCGACGACTGGAACAATGCGACCCTGGATGCAGGCGGCAATGACCTGAGCAAAAAGGGCAGCTACACCATTACGGGTGAATCTGTTCGCGTGACCAACAAGGCGCAGAACACTCGCTTTCACTTTGGCGCGGACAAAACGCTGGTGATTGCCAAGGGCATGACCTATTGTGCATCGGTACTGTACAAGCTCAACTCCGGCACGGACAGCCTGTTTTTGCAGTTCGAGACCAAGAGCAGCAGCGGAGCAAAAAGTTATTACGGCAATGCATTCAAAAATGCGAAGCAGGACATTGTGCTGGACAACGGCTGGAAGCTGCGCTGGGCGGCGTTCACGGCGACCGCGGACGGCTATGCAGACGGTCTGTTTGTGAGTACCGCGGACGATAACGCCACCGTTACCAACGATCTGACCATTATGCACCCCATGGTGCAGATGGGCAACGCCCCCACTGCGTGGACGGCCAGCACCGGCGACTATCTGACCGCCAACGAAACCAAAACCGAGATCAAGCAGACGGTGAGCGAAATTAAGCTGACGGCATCCACCAGCGGCACTTCCAGCACCATCAAGCTGACGGCGGGTGGAACAGAGATCACCAGCGCACAGATCAACCTATCCGGCGTGGTGACATTTTCGGATTTGAGTACCTGGAACCAGGATAAGACAATCATCAACGGCGGCAACATTACCACCGGGCAGATTCACAATAAGGCGCGCACAACCACTTATGACCTGGACAATGCCTGGATTCGTATGGGCAAAGATGCTGGCACTCGTGTGGACATTGACACGGGGCGCATCCGCTGGTACTGGGAAAACAACCTGACCGGTGTGTTAAGCAGCCGGTACGGCAAATCTTATATTGGCGATAACTCCCGCTACACGTTTTTAGGCTGGTTCTCCACCGGCGACCCCAGCTTTGATTATTCCACCGGCGGGGCCACCAGCGAGTTTGTGGGCATTGCCATTGACCAGGTAGATAAGGTCATCCACTGCAATGCCAGCAAGTTTGAAATCCCCGGCAGAATTGAATGCGGTTCTTTGAGCGTGAACGGGAGGGAAATTTAATGCAGAAATTCATGCAGATTTTGGCCACGTTGACTTTGCTGTTGGTGCTTGCATTGGTCATCCCGCTTACGCTGGCAGCCTGCGGCG